ATGGGCCTGTTGACCGCCAAGGAAGTGGATAACGCCAAGCCGGACGAAGGCAAAGCCTTCAAGGTGCTGACCGATGGCGCGGGCCTTTATCTGCGTGTCGGTGCACCGCACCGGGTGCGCGGCGGCTTGGTGCAACGCTACTGGATTGCCAAGATGATGTTCAACGGCACCCGCATAGAGGTCGGCATAGGGTCTGCCCACGAAATCAGCCTCAAGGAAGCGCGGGAAGCGAATGAGGCCATGCGGGTGAACGCCCGCAACGGCATCGACCCGCGCAACAGGAAGGTGGTGGCGGACCCGGAAGGCGTGCCCACTTTTGCCGAGGCGGTGGACCTTTACCTGAAAGAGAAGCTGAAAGAGTTCAAGAACCCCAAGCACATCCAACAGTGGGAGAATACCCTGCGGGACTATGCCAGCACGCCCAAGGGCGGCAAGGGTCTGGGCGGCAAGCCGGTGAACACCATTACGGCGGACGATGTGCTGGCGGTCCTGAAACCGATCTGGGGCACCAAGACCGAAACCGCCAGCCGCGTGCGCGGGCGGATAGAACAGGTGCTGGCATGGGCCACGGTGAAGCACCATCGCAAGGGCGACAACCCGGCGCGCTGGAAAGGCAACATAGAGTTCCTGCTGCCCAAGGCCAGCAAGATCAAGAATGTCGAACATCACGAGGCGCTGCCATACAAAGACCTGCCCGCCTTCATGGTGGACCTCACCGGGCGGGACAGCGTATCGGCGCGGGCGCTGGAATTTCTGATCTTCACAGGTGTGCGCAGTGCGGTGGCGCGGGAAGTGGTCTGGGCCGAACTGGACCTAGAGGCTAGCCTGTGGACCATCCCGAAGGAACGCACGAAAACCAAGGTCGCGCAGCGCATCCCCCTGCCTGCCCAGATGGTCGCGCTGCTTGAGAAGTTGAAGGGCCTGCACGACACCTATGTGTTCGCCACCAGCCCGAAGTCCGGTCCGGTCACGGAAACCGCGCTTCGGAAGCTGGTTCAACAAACCATGAAGCACCCGGACCTGACCTTGCACGGGTTCCGCACAACCTTCCGCACATGGATGCAGGACGCGGGCACGGAGTGGGAAGTGGCCGAGACGATCCTATCCCACAAGGTCGGCAACACCGTTTCGCAAGCCTATGCGCGCGAGGACTACTTTGAGCGTCGGAAACCCGTGATGCAGGCATACGCGGACTTCGCATATTCTAAGCCCAAGGAATAACAGCGATTAGTTTCGCACCGAATTGCGGAAATTCGAAAACCCTTGTAAAGCAATTACTTGACAAAAAGAATTGCTTGTTTTTGCGAGTCAGTGAGCGTATTAGTCATTCCCCGAAACGGGAATAACGAGGCGCGGCATGTCTAAAGAACTTCTGACTTCCGCTGATTTGATGATGCTGCTTCAAATCAGCGAAGCAACCCTTTGGCGGAAGGTGAAGCGTGGGGATATTCCTGCGCCCGCAACTATCTGCGGATTGAAGCGGTGGCACGCAAGAGAGGTTGCCGCCCTTATTCATCCCGTTTCCATGACTCCGCCCCGCATTCGGGTAAGGCGGGCAGGATGAAGTCCGGGCCGGGCTTTGAAGTCAGGAATAGGGGACGGGTTGTTTCTGTCCCTTCCAAGGCGCTGGACAGGGCGGCGGCCAAGCTGTCGCTGGCCCGTCTGATCTGGCTGGACCGGGAGGCCGAAGCGGGCTTGCAAGACTATCTGAAACGTGTCGGGCAGACTATGGCGCAACGCCATGGCAAACCCTACAGCGCACCGGGTGCGGGCGGCGGTGGCCTGCAATCGCGCAGCGGCACGGGTGTGGAAGCACTGCAAAACGGCCTGACTCGCAGGAAGAACGGCGCGGTGGAAGGGGTTATCGCTGTTCCGTTCTATATGAGCCTTCAAGAGTTCGGCGGCACGATCAGGGCCAGCGGCAGGCACTTGGCTGTTCCCCTGCCTGCAGCACTGAACCCGGACGGCACAGCCAAGAAGATGGGGCCGCGTAGCTGGCACAACGCCACAGTGATCCAGAGCAAGAGGGGCAATCTTCTGATCGTGCTTCGGCAAGGCAGGAAGCTGGTGCCGCTCTATGTGCTCAAGAAGGCCGTGCGGATTCCGCCGCGCTTGGGATTGGCAAAGGAAATGAAGCGGCAAGCACCTGCCCTGCAAAAGGACATTGTGCAGCGTATTCGCAAGCTAATCAGCGGAGCAAACAGAGTGAATATCCCCGCGACCTCTTAAAAACAGGTGTCCGGTAAAATACCGAGTCCGACCCTGCTATCCTCCGTCCATCCCGCGTTGGCCCAAAGGGCCAAGGGAACCCTGCCCGGCGACCATTGGGGGGGAAGGTATCGGAGCAGGGGCGGGCTGTCCTTTATCTCGCCCTCCCCGGATGGAAGGGCAATGGATGGACGGCGGCGAAGGCTTTTCGCACCCGGTGCGCTACAGGAAACGCCCCCCGATAGAGGGGCGCTTTGCGCATTGGCTGCGGACCACGTTCAAGATTCCGTCCGGCATGGGTGCGGGCCAGCCTTTTGCGCTGGAAACTTTCCAGATGGACTTCATCCGGCAGTATCTGGCGCAGGAGGATGACGGACCCCTCTGGCGTAGCCTGATTTACAGCACTCCGCGCAAACTGGGGAAAACCACCCTTCTGGCCACGGTATTCCTTGGCCGCATGTGCGAGGATAGCCCCATCCATCTGCCGGGCTTTGCCGGTGCGGTGGCTGCGCCTTCCGAAAAGCACTCGGGCTATATCGAAAAGGCCATGAAGGCCCTCATGGAAACGGCTGGCCGGTCGGATCAAATCCGCCGCCGCCATGACCCCAAGCCCGGCATTGTCCTTATCGGGGACGCGACCCTTACCATGTCCACCGGGACGCGGGCGCAGGGACATGGAGCGGACCTTGACCTTGCCGTGGTGGATGAAGCAGGGCTGCTGGCGCAGAACCAAGGCGAAATGCTGACCGGGTTCTTTGACGCTCTGACCACCCGCAACGGGCAGTTGATCCTGACAGGAACGCGCGGGGACAGCCCTGCCTATAATGATCTGATCGACCGTCCGGACGCCCGCACCTTCGTGTGCCTGCACGCGGCGGCGAAGGACGATGACCCCGGCGACCCTGCTGTCTGGCACAAAGCGAACCCCGGACTGGGCAGCATCAAGCCGCGCCGGTTCATGGCAGATGCTTATGAGAAGGCCAAGCAGTCCGGCAGCTTTGCAGAGTTCGAGGCGTGGCAGCTTAACAAGCCACTGACACCGGGCCGGGAACTGCTTCTGGACTATGACACGCTGCGAAAAGCCTACCGCGATGAAGTTCAAACGATACCGGGGGAGCCTGTCCACATCGGGCTAGACCTTGGCGGCAGTGCAAGCATGACCGCCGCGACGGTGGCCTATGAACAGTCGGGCGTAGTGAAGGTTTTGGGGGCCTTCCCCGGTGCAGATATGGACCTGCTAGAGCGGGGACGGCGCGATCTGGTCGGGGATGCTTGGCACCGGGCCGCCATGGCCGGGGAACTGCTGACCACATCGGGCAGCGTGTCGGACCTGCAAGAGTTCTTCCCCGAACTGGTGGCTTTGATCGGCCCGCACCCCGTCCGCAGCCTGTCCTGTGACCGCTACCGCGATGCAGAGGCCCGCACGGCGTTGGCCAAGGCGCAGCTTGCATGGCCGACCATCTTCCGGGGCACCGGCCCGAAGGACGGCAACGCGGATATTCTTGCCACCCGCCGCCTGTTCTTGGCCGGGGCTGTCAGCATGAAGCGGTCCCTCTTGTTGGAAGTGTCCTTGGCGGAAGCCGATGTGCGGGTGTCCACCACGGGCGCGATGCAACTGGCCAAGAGCCACCAGACCGCGCGAATCGACGTTGCTTCCTCGCTGGTGCTGGCCTGTAGCGCGCTGTTGCGGGCGCGGGACGAAGTGCGCCCGGTCTATGAAGTGGAGGTGCTTTGATGGCCCGCACCAATCCCGCTGCCCTGAAAACCGCCCGCTGGGCAGAGGTCCGGGCCTTTGTCGCGCATCGCGCGTCTTTCCGCTGCGAGTGCTGCAACGTGTTCTTAGGCATGACCGGGCAGGCGGATCACGTCATCCCGCGCCGAGATATTCCCTTGCTGGGCATCGGCGTCTTTGACCCGTCCAACCTGCAATACCTGTGCACGTCCTGCCATTCGGAGAAGTCCAACCGGGAACGGTGGCACGGGCATGAGAAGAAACCCCCGAAACCCCACAACCGAAGCAACGTTCCCGGACGCGATGCCTTCTTGGCCGCGACTGGCATCCCCGCAACTTGAAAGGAACTGAAATGCTCAAGAGCCAAGAAATCCAGCTTGCTCAAAGCAAGCGCCGCGAGAAAATGGCATCCATCCAGAAAGCGGAGACGCTTTCGGACGAAGGCCGGACGGAACTTCGCAGCCTGTGCGAAGCGTATGAGTCGGGCGAAATGGAACTTCGCGCCGCGCTGCTGGTGGAAGGGGCGGAACGCGCCACCATCAAGGGCACCGACAAGGCGCAATCGGACTTCGCCCTTGAGTGCCGTTCGTTCAGCCTGTCCGGGCTGGTGGGTGCGATCACCGAAGGCAAGGCGCTGTCCGGACGCGAAGCCGAAGTGGTGGCCGAACTGGAAACGCGCGGCATGACGCCCCAGCGGGGCGGCGTGGTGATTCCGTGGGAAGCCTTCGCGCTGGAAACCCGCGCCGATGCCGTCACCGATACCGCCCCCGGCACCACGGGCGAGTTGCAAGCGCGCCCGGTGATGAACGCCTTGGAGCGGTTCTTTGAGAACAGCGCTGCGCAGCGGTTCGGCGTGCGGGCCTTGCAGGTGCAGGGCACCCCGTCCTTCCCGGAAATCACCGGGGGCGGCGGGCTGTCGTGGGTGGCGGAAGGTGACGGCGCGGACGCGGCGGCGATCACCACGACCGCCGTTTCCCCGGCAATCCACACCGCGACCGCCCGCTACGTCATGACCCGGCAGGCAACCCGGCAGAACCCGGCCCTTGAGGCGATCCTGCGGCGTGACCTGTCGGAAATCATGCGGGCCGGTATCGACCTGACCGTGTTCCGGGGCACCGGCACGGGCGAGGAACCGGCGGGCCTTGGCGCGGTGCTGACGGGTGCGCGCACGGCGGCACTGACCGCGAAAGCGTCCTTTTCTGCCTTCCTGCAACGGGCGGTGGAACTGCAAGAGACGGCGAAGCTGTCGGACGCATCGGGCATCCGCGTGGCTGGTGCGCCCATCGTGGCACAGACCCTTGCCGATAGCCTGATCAGCGGCACGGCGGTGTCGGAACTGGACCGCCTGAAAGCCTTTGGCTTCGCCCCCCTGTGGAGTTCGCAGGTATCGGCGCGGGGCGTGCGGGACGGCACCGGCAAGGGCGCGTCCACCGTGTTCTTCGCGGCGGGTGACGGGCACGCCCTGATGCCGACTTGGGGCGGAGTGGAGGTGATCATTGACCCCTATTCGGAAAGCAAGTCGGGCAAGGTGGCGATCACGACCTTCGCCTTCCTTGACCTGCTGTTCCAGCGCACCGCCACGCACTTCTTCAAACTCACTGCGGTGCAGGACCGCGCCTAAGCTATGCACCAGCGCGCGATATGGCCCGTTCGCGGGCTGGAACTCCGCCGCGAAGGCAAGCGCCCCCAGATCGGGGGGCGCTTCGTCTATGGCGATCTGGCAACCATTTCCGACCGTGGGCAGGTGCGGAAGGAAAGGATCATGCCGAGGGCGTTTTCATTCGCCCTGGACAAAGAGGATGACCGGGAAATCAACCTGCTGTTCGGGCATGACTTCGACAAGCCCTTGGCCAGCCGGAACAACGGATCGTTGGTGCTGACGGACGGCGACGATGCTCTGTCCTTCACGGCGACCATTGCCGAAGAACTGCTGGACGTGACCCACATTCGGGACGCGCTGGCGCTGCTGGCGTCCGGGTTGGTGACGGGCATTTCCCCCGGTTTCCGCGTGCCGCCCAAGGACGTTGTGAAGGAGGCGGAGCGGCTGGACCCGGAGCCGGGCAATCCGGGCGTGTTCATCCGCACGCTTCTGGCGCTGGTGCTTTACGAACTGTCGCTGGTGACGCGGCCTGCCTATGCGGCAAGCCAAGCGGAGCTGCGGGCCATGCAACACGCGCACCCGGTGCGCCAGCATAAGGTGATTTTGCCATGAACTTCACGCAGACAAGGGGCGCAATGCCCAACATTCCCGCCGCCACGGATGTGGCTCTGGAAGCTGGCGTTTCGCAGGACAGGGCCGCCGCCATGATTGCGGCAAGCTGGGCGCTGGTGGAAACCTTCACGGGGCGGAACTACTGGCCAGTGACTGGTGCCGTGCTGGTCGCGGAATTGGGCGAGGATCAGGACTTTCTGAACTGGCCCCGCCAGCCCTTCCCGGAGGATGTGGAATCGCACATGCGGGTTGAGGGCGTCTGGATCGAGGTTCCCGCACCCGGCGGTGATTACGTCCCCGAAGCCGGGGTGCTCATGCTCCTGCCGCCTGAGAACACCTATCGCGTGGAACAGGTGGGAACCATGACCCCGCCCCCGCCGGGTGCGCATGTCGTGGAGGCCGTCCGGGCCTTGGCCCTTTACCAGCTTGTCCACAGCCCCGCCCGGAGGGAGTTCCGCACCATGACGGGCGGGGATAGCACCGTCACCCGCGAAGCCTTGGACGGACTGTTCCGGGCATCGGGCGCGGGCATCCTTCTGGCCGGGGAGGTGCGCTGGTGATCTGGCCCTTTTCCAAACGGCGGGATGACCCGCCCCGCGAACAGCGTGCAGCATTCCCCAGCGTCACAGCGGAGCACCTAGCGGGCCGCCGGGCTGGCGTGCTGTCGGACGGGGCTGTGCCACTGTCGGCCACGGTGGCAGCCATCGCGCAAACTTGGTCCCGGGCCTTCGCCATGCTGGACCCTGACCCCGACCCAAACCCGCTGCGGGCGGACGTGCTGGCGGCTATCGGGCAAGACCTGTGCTTGCGCGGGGAAAGTTGCTGGCACGTCAGGGTGCAGGGCAGCGACCTGCGCTTGGTGCGGGTGGCGTATTGGGATGAACTGGGCAACGGCAGGTTCAACCTGCACATTGCCCACCCTGCCAGCACGGAGAGCGTGAAGGCGCTGGAAGGCGAAGTGCTGCGTCTGGTCATTAACCCGCCAGCGAACGCGCCTTGGCAGGGCCGCAGCCCCTTCGCCCTGATGGGCGGCAGCGCAAAGCTGATGGCCGAAATTGAAGCTGCGGTGTCCGGTGCCGTGGATTGGGTGGGCCGGGGCGTTCTGCCCTTCCCGGACACGGTGCCGGAAGAACAGCAAAACGCGGCGATCCGGGGCTTGAAGGGCGGCGGGATGCTGGCCGCGATCCGCAGCAAGGCCGACTTCGCCACGAGCACCGGCAACAGCCGCGCCAGCGAATTCCGTAGGGTGGAACTGACGCCCGACTTGGAAAGCGCAGACCTGAACCCCACTGTGGAACAGCTTCATGCGCGACTTCTGGCGGCGGCAGGTGTGCCTCCTGCAATGTTCGCCGCTTCTGGAAACGCGGGCGCGGCGCGTGAGTCCTATCGGTTCTTCACCGTGGGAACGATCCTGCCTATTGCCCGGACACTTCTGCCCGAACTGGCGAAGGTGGGTGTCACCGCCCTGTCCAGCAAGTCCATGTTGTCTGCGGACGTGGCGGGCCGGGCGCGTGCAGTGGGCACACTGGTGGGGGCGGGCATGGACTTGGCGAAGGCGCTGGAACTGGTGGGGTGGTCGGATGACTAGCCCCGCCGCAGCCTTCCGCCGGGCGGCCCGATTCAACCCGGCGTGCCGGACCTTCGGGCTTTACGCGAACACGCTGGATGCAAAGGACCGGCCCACCAGTGCAGTTCTGGATTGGGTCGCGGACGCGCGCGGGGTTCTTCGCTGGCGGGATGTGGACAAAGACGGAAGCCGGGGCGTGCAGGGGCCGGGGGATGGTGTTCTCACCCTCTACACTGACTTCCAGACTGTGCCCGATGCCGTGCAGGACATGGATGGGTCTTGGCTTGAAGTGGTGTCCGGGATGGAGCGGGATGCGCTTGGCGCGGGCCTGCGGCTGGCTGTCCGCCGCCGGAGCGGATGCGCCCCGGCTGTCCGGGTATTACCGCCGTGACCAACTTCCGCCCCGAAGATGTTCCCAAGTCCAACATCGCGCGGGACGAACTGCTGCGGCTGGCCGAGGCCCACGGCATAGGGCCGGAGGTCCGGGAACTGCTTGCCACACGGATACCGCCGCCCGCGATGTGCTTTACCACGATTGTTCGGGGCGCGATGCGGATTCGTGGGATATCCTATGCCGAGATTTGCCGCCGCACCGGCCTTTCCGATGCAGCGGTGCGGGCAGCCATTAACGGAACCAACCCGCCCCGCCTGCGAACGATACTGGCCCTGTCGTATGTGCTGGGTGTGCATTGGTCCGTTCTGGCCCTTGGCGTTTTGTGGGAGCAGAACTGGCTTGCTTCCGCACCCGGTGCGAAAATCCCACGGATGCGCTACCGGCACTTGCCACGGGAATAAGGTCGGCCCCGTCCGACTGACAAAACCACCCATGGAGACGCCGGGCGGACGGGGATTCCCTGCAACTCTCACATTGCCCGTCACTCTTAACACTAATTAGCCGATAAGTCAATTTTCCGTTCAATGCGATACGGTCATTCCATTCTCTTTAATTTCGCACCGGGGTGCGAAAACTGTAAAGTAATTACTTGTCTAGCGGTCAGACCTCTTATTTACAGGTGGCCAATTAACTTCCACATATAAATGCGATATACGGGTTCCCCAGATCAACGGAGAACCAACCATGAAAACCTTTGAAACTCTGCAATGCCAAGCCCGTGTCATGCTGGCCATCTACTACAATACGGCGCGCGTCACCGACCCTGAAATACGGGTGCTCTTTGCGCTGGCCCGGATGGCCGACGAAGGCTTGCAGGAGGAAGTCACCGCGTCCTTCCGAGCGCTGGCGCGCGAAGCAGGCATGTCCATCCCGACCGCTGCGAAGGCAGCGCAAAGCCTTGTGAAGGATGGGATTATTGTCCGCTTGCCGCCCGATGATCCGGTTGGCACCTGTCGCTGGAAGCTGCCGATTGACTTCACGGCCCGCCGGGCGCGCCTGCGGACGGAAACCCGCGCCAAGCTGCATGCCTGACAAAAGAAACACCCCCGCCCGGTTGCAGCCGGAACGGGGGAATATAGGAGCAGTGAACATGACCACAGTAGCAGATGTAGACGCCAATGAGAATGCTCTGGCGGAGATCGAGCACTTTTATAACAACCTAGGCAACCAGACTGTTCACAATTGGAAGCACCGGGACTGGCCTCACCCCTACTGCTTCAAATGGGGAAATGACCTTCAACGCGGGCGGATTGTGAATTGGTTGTGTGAAGACAAGGCTGGAAAAATCGACCTGCCTGTTGCCCACGTTCTGCAATGGTTGCTCTACAAGTTCCGGGTGTCGCAGCGGCGCAAGCGGGTGGTGATGGGCGCTTCGTTTGACCTTCACCTTTGGACATGGGAGCCGAACGCCAAGGTGATGGGCGATACAAACCTGACCGAAAAGCAGCTTCGTCGCGCCGTAGGCATTCTCGAGGAGCGCGGGCTGATCCGGGTAGTGCGTGATTGCAAGCTAAGCTGGGTGCCACACTATCGACCATCGGCGGACCTGTTCCGTCTGTGCCAGCACGTTACGCGCTACCACAGCGAACTCTTCAATCAGCAATACATAGACTCATTCAAATTTTACAGCGCGCTTGGGGATACGGTCTACTACAAACACGACGGTGTAGGTCGCGAGTTGATATCCCGCTTCGCTCGCGACACGAACGAAGATCGCTTTGCCAACTTTGTGCAAGGTTGGAACAAACTGGACATTGCGGCTGCTAATGAAGTCGCAGGGCGGTAGCACCCGCAGGGCACCCCCTTTTACCTGTAGGGAAAAGCGGGTGACCCCGGGGTAAAAGGGGGTCACCTACAGGTAAAAGGGGGTGCCCTGTAGGGAACCCCACCCTTCCCTGTAGGTCACCCACTGATAACAATTAGAACACCAAGGGAGAGCAAACTTGGAGAAACCTAGGAGTCTCGCGGCCCGCAAGGGCGGGCCGAAGCCCCGAACAACATCCCACCCGCAGCGAGGTATCCCGTGTTCTTCCTGCTGGTCCTGCTGCAAAGCGCGAAGCGCGCTGGCCTGCAAGCGCGGCGCAGCCGCCCTGCCGGGGCGCAGCCCTTCCTGCCGGGCGCGGGAGCGCATGAGAAGGCCGCCTGAGGGCCTTTCGGCCCCGCCCCGCTACCCATGGGCACCCCCGCGCCACAACGGCCCTCTACGTGGCCGACAAGGGGGCAGAGGCAATGAAGCCGCAAGCCAGCGTTGCAGAACCTGCTGCAAAGAGGACAAGCGAAAGAAGCCATGCCCCGAAGCCCGTAAACATCCAGCGATCTGATCTCTGGATTTCTTTCCGTTGCAGAAAATTAGGGCTGTAGGACCGGCTGACGAAGCGGGTCGATAGAAACGCTGCCAGCCAAATGAAGGCACCGACGACCAAACCTGCCGTCCAGCATATCAGGGCATAACTTGCAGGAACGGCTATCTTCATTTCCACCAGCTTCGGCAACTGCGAAATGATGGCCACGGCAGCGCCGCCGTTGAGCAGGATCACCGCGTTAATCGCGCCTTTCGCGTAGTTCTGCGCGAACTCATCGTATTGGTTTGGCAGATCGTGCGCGCGCGGCGTGGCTGGTGGTTGTGTCAT